GCCAAGTACCCGAGCCTCTCCTCCACCACGCTTGAGGGCGTCACGACAAAGCTGGATTCCACCGACAACTACATTCCTTACTACAACCAGCAGCTCCCCGAGCGGTACCTCTACAACCTCGATCTCCAGGCGGGCGATCGAGGCCAACTCCAGCGGATGCGGGATGACCTGTTCCGCGTCACGCCCCGCTATCCGGCCAATGCAGATCCCGGGGAGATGCGGCAACTCATTCGCGACCTGCGGGATTTTGACCAAAAGGCCCGCGGGTTCGCCAACGCCGAATACCCCGAACTGGTCCGCAAGTACGCGATTCCAACCGAAGCATTCACCGGCGGACACGACTGGGCCGGGCGGCCCTACCAGGTTTCGGGCCGCCCCGTCGAGCCGACCTATCTCTCGCCGTTCGGTGAGATGATCGCCAACTATCCCCGGGATGCGATCGACCTGCAGACCGTCGCCAGCCTGGGGCTCGGGGGTGCCAAAGCCGCGCCCACGCTCCTGGGCGGACTCATGGACGCGTCGACATCGGGCGCGAAAGCCGTGGCGAAACGAGCGGCAGGCTCCGCTGCTGGTGCAATCAGACGCACGGTCGACAACACGCTCGACGACCTGGTGCAGGAGGTTCCCACGAACACTGCCATGCAGGCGGTCAATCAGCCAGGGCCGACGCGGTCGACGCTCAGTGCCCTTTCGTCGTTCTTCGAGCCGATGGAATCGAGCATCGTCACCGATGCTCAAGGAGCGCCGGTTCGAGCCGACGACCCTGAGTATCGGAGTCACTTGGACGCGGCCTACCGACGCCGACAAAATGAGTTGCGGGGTCTACTGGACAGGGGTTCAAATCTGTACGGACGTTGATTACCGCCGTACATGAACCCCGAGGCAGCAATGCCTACCGCTGAATCGCCGGACGAAAACGTCGAGACAGAGCCGGTCGATGTTGCGCCGGAACCACAGGTCGAAATCCAGCAGGAAACGCCGGTTTCCGAGGCTGTTTCCCCGTGGGACACGGTTAAGCAGCTTCCCGCATTCGCGGGGAAACCCGACGAGGAAATCACCGCCGGCGTGCAGCGGGCGATCGAGCGGGAACAAGCCCTCGCCCACCAGCTCCAGCAGTACCAGTCGATCCTGCCGGTCGCCAGCGAGTACCTGTCCAACCGCGAACTCTACGAGCGGTGGAAGGCCGGGCAAATCGCCCCGCAGCAGGCTGCTCCCCAACCGGCGGCGGAGGAACACGGCTGGTGGAACCCTCCCAAGATTCGGGACGCCTACCGGCAGTATCTCGTCAAGGACGAGCACGGGCGGGAAGTCATCGCGTCCGAAGCGCCGCTCGACGCCCGCCACGCACTGGCCGAGTACCAGGCGTATCGGGCGGAGTTCGCCAAGAAGTTCCTCGAAAACCCCGAGGAAACCCTGGCGCCGATGGTCGCCAAGGTTGCGGAGCAGCGCGCCCAAGAACTGATCCAGCAGCAGTTGGCCCGCCGGGACGAGGAGCAGTTCGTCAGCCAGGTCGAGCACGAGAACGCGGACTGGCTCCGCGACGAAAAAGGAAATGTCTCCCGAGAGGCGGTTCTCGCCCAGAAATATGTGGAGGACGCCAAGCGGTACGGCATCCAAGGGGCCAGGCCCCGCTGGGAGTACGCGAAAGCCATGGTCGAACGCGAGCTATTGCTCAACTTCTACCAGCAGGCCAGCGCGGGCACGACCGGTCAGCAGCCCGCGCCGCAACAGCCGAATCCCGGAGAGGCCGCCGCCCAGCAGAACATGGAGTTTCTTCGCCAACGCGCGATGCGAACTCCACCGCGAAGTTCACCGGGCACGACCGACCCGAGAGTCCCGCCGCCGCAGCTCTCCTTCGAGGACAAGTTCCGGTCGCAGTTGGCCCAAGAAGGTCTGCTCTGAAACCCCCGAAAGGTAACCCACCATGGCCAGCGTCGCCGATTTCGCCCGCGTTATCGGAACTACGATCGTCCAGCATTTGCGCGAAGAAGAGCTGGCGGTGTTCCGCAAGTTCAAAGTGTTCGCGATGCTGGAGCAGTCCGGCAACGTACTCATGAATCAGTCAGGCAGGGGCTTCGATTGGAACGTGAGGTACAGGTCGGCGCCCGTTTCGGGTTCGACTGGAGACACGCCACGCACCTTCGCACGGCAGAACCTCTGGAAGCGCGTCGAACTTCCATACAGGGGATTCACGACCCAAGATAGTATTTTCAGGCGCGAGCTTCTCGAGAACCGCGGCCAGCAGGCGCTCGTCAACGTCGCCGGCCAGATGGCGCAGCGACTCCAGGAGTCGCTCGAGCAACACCTCGCGTACCAAGTCTATTCCGACGGCAACGCGGTCGGCCGGGAGAACGACTTCCACGGCCTCGACTCGTTCCTCGGCTTCGACGGCACGATCAGCGAAGCAGCCGGTGCCGCGGTCGCTACGAAGCGAAACACCGGCAACGCAGCCGACAGGTTCGGCTATCCCGTAGACACCTACGCCGGACTTTCCACGCAGCTGGGGTATTACGGCGGCGGACGTGTCAGTTCATCTGGCACGTGGCCGGAAGCGCCCGTCGATCCGGAACTCGACTTCTACTCGCCGGTGATCGTGAACTACACGAGTACGGGCTTCAAGAACAAGTCGACGTGGGCTGACAACTGCGTGGAGGCCACCCGCGCCGGAATTCACCACTGCCGCAGAAACGATACTCGCGAATCGGCCATCGACATGGTGGTGCTCGATCGCAAGCTCTACATCCAGTACCTCAGCACGCTCGACGGCAAGGAACGAATCAACGTCGAAAACACCGGCCTGCGATCGCTGGGCTTCACCGACAGCTTCCAGCAGGACGGCGTTTCCGTGACGAGCGAGTACGCCTGTCCGGCCAACCGCGGCTACGGACTCTCCATCGGCAACATGGAGCTGCGGAGCCTTGAGGGCACGCTGATGGTCGGCGAGGGACCGTTCTACGACGAGGAACTTTCCAGCTACCGATATGCCTGCTCGGTACTCGCGAACATCCGCTGCCGTTCGCCGAGAAATTTCTTCCTGCTCGCACCGATCGCCTGAATCCATCCACCAGGAGTCCGTCGCATGTCCAGCCTGTTCTCCGATCCTCCGTTCCCGCGCGGCCAGACGTTGCTCAACAACGAGAACATCGACCTCGATCCCAACGGCAACCCGATCGCGGGCGTCGAAATCGTGGGAACGGTCAAGGTGTTTCCCGACCTCGTGCCGGGCACCGGGCCGGCGGCGATCCGCAACTCAAACCGGCTCGTCTTCTGCATCGCCGCCCGGTACACCCCGGTCGACGGCATCACCAAGCTGAATATCGGCGGCACCGGCGCCGACAAGGGCAAGTGGTACGTGCTCGACCGCCGCGGTCCGTTGACCACGTTCAGCACCGCCGCAGCCGCCACCGACATCACCGACGGCCGCGTCGTGGGCGTCCTCGACGAGTATTTGAACATCGAGGTCCGGCCCAACGACATCGTGTGGCTGGTCGTCAAGGGGCCGGCGACGACGCAGAAGGGCAACACGATCGTCATCCCGGGCGGCCTGGGCGTCGAAGTGTCCTCCGGACTTTCGGTCACGAAGGCCACCACCGCCAACATGGTGGCCCAGTCGATCGACGTGGTTCTTCTCAAGACCGGCACGGCTTCAAGCGCCTCGACCTCGCTGACGGTCACCGACGCCACGGGCATCGTGGCCGACATGCCGGTCTCGGGAGCGGGCATCGCCACAGGCGTTTACGTCGCGAGCGTCTCGGGCACCACCATCACCCTCTCCGCCGCCACCACGGCCGCCATCACGGCGGGCCAGGTGTTCTTCGGCGGGCCTCTGCGGACCGCCACCACCTGCCGTGTCAACGTGTTCGACAACGCCATCTGATGAAACGACCGCTGCACAACCTCCTGGCGACCTGCCGGTCGGTACGGCAGGCGGTGGCCCTGTGGAAGTGGGTGAGCGCCGCCTTTGCAAACGCTGCGGCGTTTCTTACCCGCCTACGAGCGAGCATTTCCGCGTTCGCGACGGGGCTCTGGCCCCGATCTGCCGCAGCTGTGGAAAAGCCCGAAAGAGCGAAGAGCGACGACGTGCCAAAGCCCGCCGTAAGGAGGCTCTGGGGAAGGTTGAAGCTGACGGCCTTGCGCTTTGGCTTTCTCAGGTCAAAGCCGGCGGATCCAACATCCCCCACAGCGCAGAAGTCCTCGAACGCGTCGTCGAATACTTCGGCGGAACGAGCGGCTTCGCGGCCATGCTCGTCAAGCAGTACTACGACTCGCGGCCCGGGAGCACGACCCGCACGAGACTGCTCGAGACCATCGTTCGGCTCGTGTCGAAGAACGTCGATCAGGGCGGGGTTAAGCGACCGCTCTCACTCTGGTCGGAGGACGAGCTTGAGCAGGAGTTGCAGGTTCGCTTCAAGCAGGCCGTGAAGATCGTGCAGGGGGAGGTGGAGGGTGGCAAAAAGACGAAACGGGCACCCGCGGCTCTCGCCGCCCAAGATCCCGAACATCCCGCACCTGAGCCAGTTCGAGAGGCAGGAACTCAAGAACCTGCAGAACGAGCTGCGGGAGCGGAAGGTAGAGGCGCTCAAGCTCTACCGGCCGAATCCCAACCAGGAGGAGATTCACAAGTGCCGGGCGAGTGAAGTGCTCGTCATCGGCGGCAACCGGTCGGGAAAGTCGCTCTGCACGTTCGTCGAGGATGCGCGGGCCGTCACGGGCCAGGATCCCTTCGACAAGTACCCGAAGAAAGACGGGGTGCTCGTCATCATCGGCAAAGACTGGAAGCACTTGGGGCTGGTGTGCTTTCCGATGCTGATGAAGCCGGGGGCCTTCAAGATCATCAAGGACGCCGCCACGGGCGAGTGGCGGGCGTTCGATCCAATGGTCGATGCCGACCGTCGCGCCGACGCCCGCCCCGCCCCGCCGCTGATCCCGCAGCGGCTCGTCAAGAAAGTCTCCTGGCTGCTCAAGAGTGCCGGCTACTGCCAGAAGATCACGCTCACCAACGGCTGGGAGATTCACTTCTTCTCGAGCGAAGGCGAGCCCGTGCAGGGCTACAGCTGCAACCTTATCCACTGCGACGAGGACTTGAACGACGAGCGGTGGATTCCCGAGAGCCTGGCCCGAATCATCGACCGCCGCGGGAAGTTTCAGTGGAGCGCCATGCCGCACTCCACGAACAACGCGCTCTTGGGCATGAAGGAACGCGCCGAAGCGAGCGAGGCTGCGCTCGGAGAGAAGTCGTCGATCCGCCTCTTCCGCCTGCGGTTTCTCGACAACCCGTATCTCGACTCAGAGGAGAAACGAAAAAGCATCGAGCGGTGGGCGGCCAGCGGTGACGACGTGCTCCGCATGAGAGCCGAAGGCGATTTCATCGTCGACAGCGTATTGGTCTATCCGTCGTTCGACATGTCGATCCACGGGTTCGACCGCACGGAACTACCCGACGGCCACATCCCCGCCAACTGGTGCCGCTACGCCGTGGTCGATCCGGGCCACGCGGTTACCGCCGTGCTCTTCGCCGCAGTGCCACC